AGTAGCATCAATTGTCCCTGACGGTCTGAGCATATGTAGCAAAAATGCTAATTGCTGCATGTTTGCTGCTAGCTCTACAGGGTGATGTAAGTATTTGCTGTAGTAGAAGTCGCTGTCTTTTTTTAAGATTTTATTGTAATAAGCATCTGATCTACTAGTATCAATAGTCTTATATATAACATCATCATATACATGTTGTTTTTCGTGTATATAAATAGAATCAAGCTCAAACATTACATCTTTAAGACAATATAATGGTGTTTTATTGAGCATACAGAGCATAGACATATAAAGCTCAACACAAGGGTTGGAGAAGGTAATTTCATGCACAAACACACCTGTTTTACTATCACAGTATAATTGTGTCAACCCCTGAGCTTTTTGCTCAGTAAAATTAATAGTAAATATACATGTATCAGTAGGATCTTTGTATATAAACGCGCTTGTCTTAGAAAACTGTATAGTAAATCCGTAACTCTTATAGTATTTTTTTCTACTATAAATAAAACGTTTAAATTTAAGAAACAAAAATTGTCTTAAATTTCTTGTAACTCTATATGTACTACGCTTTAATATACTCTTATATTGTTTGACGATGTCTAGTATAAGAGGGGATGTCTTTTTCTTTACAAGCTCAGCAATTACAACACTAAAAAACTCCAAGCATAGAGGTCTTACACAACCCAAATAGAGTGAGTCAAATGCATGACTCACTCTATTTCGCTCTTTAAGAATAATTGCTGTTTTATTTTTTATGAGCTTTTAAAGCGTGGCGAACTTGTTCAACTTTTGTTTTTAAAATACTTTTAATATTTGAAACAATATTTTCAAGAACTTCAACTTTTTGTTTAAGTTTTAAGTTTTCTGTCTCTAGATCACTTATTCGTTTGTCTGGAGTTTTAGTCGCCATAGTACGTATATTTAGACAAAACTATTAAAATCCCCAGCGCTTAAGCGCTGAATGTGTTGAAGTCTATTGAGACTATCTGTTAGGAGAGTGTATTGCTCTTTAGTAAGAGCTCTTAATTCTTTAGTAAGAGTAACAGGTAGACGCTGAGATATCTTATCTAGAGTATGTATAATCTCTGCAATATTGTTTTCAATAGGGTTATCGCGGTTAGATGCTTGCATATGCTATAAATATAAACGTATTTGAAATTAATTCAATCATAAAGTTATGTATAAAATTAGAATTGACCCTTTAAAGAAGGATGGCACTTTTGATAGTGAGTTTTATACATCTTCTGATTATCAAAAAGAACTACACGTTGTTGAACAGTACCTTAGAGCAGAAGGGTTTGATACCGCTAAAGGCACGTACGATATCATGTTATTAGATAGAGTATGGATTGTTGTTGTTAAATAACAAACTCAATTGATTTTCAGCAATGCTTATTAATTGGTTGTGCGTATAATTATCAAGGTTATTCCAAGTCAGAGTAGAGTCACATATGTCTTTAAGCGGTACAGTATTGATAAGCTCTTCATTATTTGGTGGTCGCAAGGGTGTACCTTCACTATCAATTAGTCTCTCTACAAAAATACATTTACCATCTAACCGTTTAATATATTCAATTTCATTTTCATAACGAACGTCTGTTATTATATTGTAACCGTCTTGCAGCTGACTGTTTATGCGTTTGATCCAATAATCTTTATCGAGAGATCTACGCACTCTAGACCACGACACCAACACCTCACGTATTATCTCCTTTTCACTATGACATTCTGTCCACGGGGATATACCAAGTTGCTTGTGTAAAAACTCAGATAACTCTTGTCGAAGACTGTCTGCTATGCTAATACGCAAGCAGTTTATATTGTACGGTTCTAGTGAGCTTTTAATTATCTTAAAAAGAGAATCCTTACCGCTCCGCGCAACCCCACATATACCAACAATTTTTTTCATTTGAAAATGATAATATATTTTTAATAAAATTCAAATGCGAGAGGTTGTTGATAATACTCTATTAACAATTAATATTAATGTATAGATGACATCCATTGTAAAGTCACTTTCCTCTGATGAAGATGTTTATAGTTTTGATCCTGAAACATACAGCACTCTTATAGAGCCTTTTTTGTTAACTTTTTTAGATAAAAATAAAAATCTTCGTGAAAGAGTTGAGTGTATTTTGAGTAATAGTTCAGATAGTTATATTACCAAACAAAACGTACAAATATTTACAAATCTTTGTATAGATTTAGGTATCCGAGCAGAAGATCTCACTTCGTTTAACTTTGAAAAGTTTCGTAAAGCTACAATAATGTGGTTTAATAAAAGAGAAGATTTTAATATTATAGATACTGTTGTATCGTGTTTTACTTCAAATATTAAAAATGTTAATTATATAAATGATAATGCCTGGAAAGCAGATACTGATGGCGCAAGAGGTCATAACCGAATTGGAGAAGGAGAGATATTCTTTTCTTTTTTCTCTGGTGGTATCAAACCAAAAGCAGGTGACGTTGAAATAGAGCAGTATACGCCTCTTCGTATAGAGTTTAAGGGCACTCGTGGTAGATTATTAGCAACAAGTAAGATATCTATTGATGATAGTTTTAAGAGTCAATTCTTGCGTAGCGAACAAACAGCAAGAACACTATCAATAACTCTTTGTGTGCTATCTGGTATAATTTCCTCTCAAGAAGGTGAAGAACTTCTTATAGATACAAGCACAGTAAATGATACATATAATATCTATTCAAGTGATATTATAAGCACTATTACTGCAACTAACGCTCTTGAGCAATATGATTTTCTTAGAAAAGGTTTAATAACTCGTTGGCCGAACGGTGCTACTAAAATGGCTATGAAAGCTTTATGTGGTGGAATACAGATTGTATTATATAAGAAAAAATTTAATTTTAATTATATGGTCTTAACAAATGCAGACAAACCTTATATGTGCAAAGGTTTTAGTGCTTCTGACAGTATACTTGCAAACACATTGACGTTTTTAAACAATAGGGTATCAATTCAACAAAACCTTGACGGTAAAGGTTTTCACATAAGTTTTGAACTATAAAAAGCCTGTTAGAATTTCTTCTAACAGGCTTTATTAAAATTACTTATTACTCTTAAAGAGTAAACCCGTCAAACGTCCCTTCATCAACATCTGTATTGCGAGCTCCCACCTTATAAGAACCTTGCTCTGCTTCTTGATTAGCATTTTGTACCTTGCTACTATCAAGATACCCGTCCAGCCAGCCAGCAATTGGATTCTCTTTCTGGTTGAAGATCTTTTTATATCCAAGAGATCTCAACCTATTATCACACAACCACTTAGTATACCCCGTTAAAACGTCCGTATTTAAACCAAGCAAACCACCTTTACTGAATAGATACTGTGACCATTCAATTTCATTTAGAGCTGCTTGCTCGTACATAGCATATATCTTATCCTCATTACGTTTTACGACATCCTTAAAACCCTCTGAATCTTCTTCACGTAAAATCTTGATAAGGTTTTGAGTGATAGCAAAATGCTGAGATTCATCCCGTTGAATAAATTTAATAATTTTAGCATTACCTTCCATCTTACCTCTATAACCAAAGTAATAGGAACAGGCAAAAGAAACATAAAACACTAGACCTTCCATTACATTTGTAGCGAGAATACAGTTAAACACTCTATCTCGTATATCGTCTCCTGATGTTTCTGTTAGAATTTTATCGTAATTGCCACGAATTAATTCTGCTCTACTAGTTATCTCTTTATCGTCAATAATACTATCAAAGAAGCTAGTGGGGTCTGAATATACGTTATTAAGCAAATATGAATAAGAGTAGCTATGAATACCTTCAAAGCGTGACCATGTATTCATACATATTTCAAGTTCTGGATTAGTTACCATACTCTTTAACTGATGTATAGACCTACTCAGCATTGAGTCCCCTAGAATTTGAAATCTAAGATTTGTATCAAACACAAAACGCTCTAAGTCGGTTAACTTAGCATAGTCATTACGATCTTTTTGTAGTGAGATTTCATGAGGCCACCAAAAGAACTCTTCTTGCTTTTTAAATAATTCAAAGAAAACAGGATATTTAAATTTATCGTATCTTTGAAGGCTTAAATCTTCACCAAAGAAGAGTGGTTGTTTTGTATGGTCTATATTTTTAAGATTAAGAACTGTTTTCATATTTTTATTAAAGTTTACAAGCACCACCCGCGCAATCACTATTTTCGACAGTATTAGTTAATTGCTCTTTATCACCATCATCCGTATTGTTATAATACAGACTTACAAGACCGATCTTGTACGCATACATGATCTCTTTCATGACTTTTGAGTCTGGAAGCATGCCGTTTTCGTAGTGTGTGTAATTATAATATACGTTGGTGCTAATAGCCATGTCGCAATATTTTTGTATTGCAGCGTTTATATTCAATAAACCAATATTATCAGGCAAATCAAAAGCTAACTGATAAGCCCATTTCTTTGCGTTCGGAGCCAAGACAGGTAGTTTACCCATTTTAGATGATTTGTACGTCATCAACGATCTCACCGGTTCTACACCGTTAGTTGAGCTTTGAATGGCAGAGCTTGATTCACATGGCATGAACGCTGTAAGGGTAGAGTGTCTTAGACCATGCTTGCTTATATCTGCACGTAAACTCTCCCAATCAAGAGAGCGGGGTCTTGTTATGAAAGTATCTATATACTCTTTATAGGTATCAATGGGTAATATACCTTGGGAGTACTTAGTTCTATCATATTTCTCACACTTACCACGTTCTTGTGCGAGCTGCACACTAGCTTTTAATAGAAAGTACTGTAAATGCTCTATCCATTCATCTACAAAATTAGGAGCAGCTGGATCATCGTATGTTAAACCATTTTTAGCGAGAATAGCAGCTAGATTGGTAATACCCACACCTAAACTTCTACGTTTCTTGGCAAAATTCTCTGCAGCTTTATTAAAGTATGTTTGATTATCTATAATTTCATCTAGAAAGCGTACGATTAAGTCACATACGCGTTCAAGATCACTCCAATTTTTAATCTCAAGCATATTTACAGCACTCAATATACACATACCTATTTCTGCTTCAGAGTCATGAAAATCAGTAAGAGGTATAGTCGGGTGCATAACCTCCGTACATAAGTTTGTCATAGTTACTGTATCAAGCCAAGCACCATGCTCGTTAGCAGTGTCTACGTTCATTATATAGATTCTACCTGTTTCAACTCGTTCTTTTACAATTAGAGAGAACAACTTTCTAGCAGAGACAACCTTCTTCATCTGAATGCTTGTATCTTGTTCTTTTTTAATGTAAGTTTCATCAAATTTAGCAGTACCCCAAGCGTTGAAAAGATCTTTAACCTCATCAGGGTTGAAGAGTGTAATGTTTTCATTCTTCAGGACTCTATCATAGAACAACTTAGACAACCCTATAGTGTAGTCTAATTTACGAACTCGGTTATCATCTGTACCAGCATTATTCTTTAATACAACAACATCTTCTACTTCATAATGCCACCATTGTATATTTACAGTTGCAGAACCACCTCTAATTGCATTCTGTTGCCAAGCTTTAACGGATGCTTCGTATATTTTAAGAAACGGTATAACACCTGTATGAACAATCTCCCCACCATGAACAGGTGAACCAATTGCACGTATTTTTGATACATCAATACCTATACCGCATCGACTTGCTGTAGCAATTGAAACAGCTGTACCACTTGCTGTGATAGACTCTTTTGTATCGTCTATACCAATAAGACAGCAACTTGCATAGCTTTGCAAGTTGGTTCTCAACCCAGACATAATAGGTGTAGGTAAATTTATTTTATGTCTTGAAATTGCATCATAAAATTTCTTAACATATGTTGAACGTGTTGATTTTGTATAATTTGCAAAACCATATAGTGCAATCAACATGTAAGCAAACTGAGGGGTTTCAAATATTTGATTTGTAACACGATTTTTAATCAGATATTTATCGCAAAGTTGTTTTATACCTGCAAAAGTAAACGCAAAATCACGTTCATGATCAATGTATTCACCTATTTTATTGAGCTCTTCTTCGGTGTATTTGGTTAATATACTTTCTTCATATATTTTATTTTGTATACCTGTCTTTATAACATCAAGAAGACGCGGTGCGTGTTTACCACCCCATACATCTTTTCTAAGTTGATAGTTTAAGAGTCTACCTGCTACATATTGATATTCAGAGTTCTCTATACTAATCAAGTTAGATGCAGAATCGATCAAAGCGCTATGCACCTCTCTTGTTGTAATACCGTCAACGAAATTTAACTTTGCGTTGATAGCTATGTCTGAAAGACTAACATTATGAAGATCTTGAATAGCCCAACTGATCACTTTATTAATTTTATCGATATTAAGTGGCTCGAGTGAACCGTTTCTTTTTTTAACGTTGATTGTAATGTCGCTCATAGTGTTTGCCTCGCCTTCAGTAGATAGCTCGAGTGTGTTATTATATGACGTGCTCATAAAAGCTCTAGGTTAAAACTACTTAGATGTGTAGTTTTTTGGTGTATTTCCGCCACCTGGTTTACCGTCGTCCCATTTTTCACCACCTGCAAGCTTGATATTTTTATTTATAAGATTGGTGTCAAATTTAACGGCAGAATTGTGTTTTATTTCTTCAGGTTTTAGAGAATCTCTATTTTTATGCTTTAGTTTATCGGGTATAGAGGGTCTGTTTATACCACTATCAACTACTTGTAGTACAGAGCAAGGTACTCTCATATGATCGCCTGATGAACCGGGTGCAAATTCGACTCTCACCATACATATAGGTTCATCTTCTACACCGTATACACCGTCGAGTGTAATAGGGCTAGAGGCAAGAAACATATTGTAGCCGAAGTCTGCATTCATGCATGCTTTTAACGTGTCGATGTACTTTTTATCACATCTTTGAAAGTACTTGTGATTAAGTGCGTCTTTTTTTAAGACTACTTGATCACCAGGTGAGAAACCGTATGTCTCGTACCTCGACATAAATTCATTTAGTAGTTTATCAAACTTTTGGCTCATAGCGTGTGATTATTTATGCTACCACTCATACTTTCACACTAAATACATATAACACCTTTTATGGCAATTAAAGTACGAGATTTTAATTTTTTAGATGAGCAAAAACCGTATGTGTATAAAGATTTACATTTAGATCTAACATCACGCAAGGGAGATTTAGATGTTTTTACCCAGCTCTATGAAGGGCCTGACATTGTAGCAAGTATTGATTATCAAGCCATTAAAAATTCACTATACAATCTTTTTAACACTCAAAAAGGTCAAAGATTTTTGTTTCCTAATTATGGAGCAGATTTACGCAAATATCTTTTTATGCCTGTAAATGATATTACAGGTAGATTGCTAGGTACTGATATAAAAGAAGCTATTAAAAGGAGTGAGCTACGGGTCGAGGTTCTTGAAGTAGATGTACAGGTTTTTAATGATTTGTCTCTTTTTAAGGTGATAATAAGTATCTTTTGTGAACAAATAGGTAGTTCAATGTCTTTAGGTATGGACGTACAGAGCTCACAGCAATCTAACTCGACAAGAGAATTTGTAGTTTATTCAATTGACAATAATTAACTTTATGGCATCCGAGCAACCATTAGACAATTTACCACTACCAAAAGATACTTATATTGCTTTTGATGCTGTGTCTCTCAGACAGCTCATAATAGAGCGCATGAACAAGCAGGGGATTTTTACTGATCAAAATCAAATAGGCAGCAACCTTGCAAGTATAATAGATATTGTTGCATATGCATACAATACCTTAATATATTATCTCAATAAAACAGCAACAGAGTCAATGTTTTCAGAAGCTCAAATCTATGAAAATGTTAGTCGTATAGTTCGTTTATTAGATTATAAGCCTTTAGGTTATCAGTCAAGTCTTCTTCCGTTTGTTCTTGAAGCTGATGAAAACCTTGAAGCTGATAGAACTTATATTATACCGAGGTATTCAACTATAGGTCAAAGTCAGATTACATACAGCGTAACAGAGGATATATTGTTTAATAAGACAGTTGAAGGTATTCAAATTTTATTAGATCACAGTAGTTCAAAATTTTTAGTACAAGGTAGATTTGTAGAAAGCTCACTGTTCACTCCAAGCGGCAACAACAACGAAATATTATATCTTATTACACCTGAGAACGCTCTTATAGATCACAATAATATACATGTTTATGTAAAGCATGGTGATTCAAATAAGTGGTTTAAATATGAACAATCTGCTAGTCTTTACCTTGAGAGTGGTCCTACATTAAAGCATGAGTTGAGATTTACAGAGAATAAACAATATGAACTTAAGTTTGGTGATAATTTAAGTGGTCGAAAACTTGAAACTATTGATAGAGTTTGTGTATATTACCTTGTAAGTGATGGAACAAACGGTCAGGTAGGTACGTACACGTTTGACCGCTCAAGAATGGCAAGGTACAACACACCTGTTTTTAACAAAATTTTAGAAGATCAACAAGATACATACAATATATCAAATTTACTTAATGATACGAATATAAACCACTGTATGGTTACAAACTCAACTCGATCTACGCTATCACAAGTGCCTCAGACAGTTGAACAGATTAAAGAGTCAGCTGTTGCAGGTTATAGAGCACAATATCGTCTGGTGACCACACAAGATTATGCTAGTTATGTAAAAAGTAATTTCAGCAACTTTATACAAGATACAATAGCTATCAACAATAACGAATATATGGAGACATATATAAAATATTTCTACGATCTTGGGCTTGAAAACCCTTTATTTGTAGGTCGTGCTTTGTATAATCAAGTAACGTTTGGTAGTTCTTGTAATTTTAATAGCATATATTTAATAGTAGTGCCTCGTTCAACATCTTACGTGGAGGTGTACGTCACACCAACACAAAAACAATTAATATCCTCGACGCTTGAGGATACAAAGATGGCTACAACAGAAATAATGTTCATTGATCCAATTTATATGGCTGTAGCTATAGGGGTATCTAATATTTTTATAGACTTACAGGAACCAAGAGCGTTTGACCCTTCTATTGAAGATTTAACTGTATTGCAGGTTGTGAGAAATAAATTTGCTAAACGCACTGATGAAAGCATAAAAGCTGACGTAAGAAAAATATTTACTGACTACTTCAGTCAATTAAATTGCTCCCTGGGACAAACTATTGATGCAAGATATATAGAGTCACAGATCAGTGGTATTGATGGAGTTGAAAGTTTGCGTACTACACGTACGGATAGAGCTGAAGTTTCATACAATGGTCTTTCTTTAATTGTTTGGAATCCAAATTACACTACAAGTATAGATAATGGTTATGTAACAGGTTCAAAGACACTTCATAAATTTCAATTTCCTTACCTTTACGATATTAATAAACTTATTGCTAAGATTGTAGTTGTATGATGAATATATCTATTAATAAAAATACAGGTAACACGCGTCTAACCACCTTTAAGCTACAACAAGAGAATGTATCTCAAATACTCTTACGTATTGAGTGGGATATGGGTGATGGTACTATATATAGAGATGTTGGTAGTGTTGAACATACATATAATAAAGCGGGAGTGTATGATGTAGTATATAATTCTATAGATATAGAAGGTAATGAGTATAGGTTTGTGAGAGTTTTAGAGGTGGAAGACTTGATTCGAGACGCTATACAGTTTACTGATATACCTTATGTGTATGGAGATCCAGGTAAAATGTCTGGTACTTTTACTGTAGGTGTGACAAGCACTACAATAGATAAACCTTTATTTGTAAACTTGTTTGCAATTAATAGTAAATCTATACCATCAAAATATGCACCTGTAAAGTATCGTGATCTCGTGCCTACTTGGCGCTTTTGTGCAGATGAAGTAGATTCTACCGGAGAGTTACCTGTTATTGAATTAATGGAGGTAAGTACTCAACCAGTAACGAGTTTAAACGATAATATGGTTGCTGTTACTCATGCTGTTACAGGTACGTGTAAGTTTAGGTATATAGACGATATTAGTACAGGTTTACCACACAAAGAGCAACCATTACTCTTAAACGTAACCTTACAAACTACCGGGTTTGATACTTTTAAAGACAGTACTATACACTCTTATGTTAGTTTTGCTAATAGTAAAGTAAATACAGCAACGCTTGCCTGGCAGGTGAATTATATCCCCCCTGGCACGTTAAAGCTAAAATACGACAATAGTACAGACATACATAAATACGTATGGACAGATACTAAAATACCTCTGCTTATAACTGCACAGAACACGTCTACCTTATATACTGATTTAACATCAACAAGTATAGCATATAATTACCCTGAGTCAAATTCATTAGTAGATGCAAAATTTGTAAACATTAAATTACTAACATCAGACTCATTATCTGGCAGTTTTACTGTTGCACCATCAAGTACACTATCAAACAAACCACGATTTCAAAAAACAGACCATCAAGGTGTGAGGTCTTCTGGTTTTATATATACAGAATGTACACCGTTGTTAGAAAGTGCTTTTGTTAAAGTGAGTGCAAGTGTTGACGTATTTGACATTACTGTGCAGCAGGCACTTTCTAGTAAAGAATTTGTATTTCCAGCTAGATATACACCTCAACCGGTAGCGTGGATTAATAATAGTCTAGAGAAGAAATTAACTCGTGTAAGACTTGCACCGCTACCTGAACAGCTTAACTACACTTTAAATCAAAAGCTCCCTCATACTATATTAGGTACAGTTGATACTTTTTTAGTTTCAGGTGTCAAAGAGACTAATAGTTTTAATTACCAACTACCCGGAGAGGTTGGTACATATGCAATTGCTGTACTTCCATATAATCAAACTGTAACGAGAGGTAGTGATAAAAGTCGGAGTGGTGTAGTTGTTTTAGACTCAACAAATGATACTATACATTACTATGCTAGCTTTCATAATATAGATGGTAGTGAAAGTATTGAGCACAATAGCGTTACATTATTTCAATTCTTAAGCACTACACAAACTTATGAAGAATTTTCCAAGCAAAGCTCTTCCCCTGCATATGTTAGTGTTGATTCTAAAAATAATTTTTGGGTATCTCTTTTCAATAGACATGATATTTTAAAATTTGATAGTAATTTAAATCTACTAACTTCTGCTGTTCCTTCATTACATAATTATGAAAAAACAATAACAGGCTTAACAGCATCAGACATTAAAATAACTCATAACTTAAATACATTAAACCCTCAAATACAAGTCTTTAATTATTATAGATACGACTTAATAGAAGATATTAAAATTAATGTTGTTGACACAAATAGTGTTACAATAACATTACCACCTAATGCAGAAATATTAAATCAATATTTTAGAGTAATGGTGAACGTTCAATCTGTAAACCATGTAAAAGACGGTGACTTTACTTATAAACCACCGTTAGTTGAAACTGATCAAACAGATAATATTTGGGTATCTTATAATAATATAGAAGAGAGTTGTATTATAAAATACGATACAACTGGTAAACAGAAATGGATATTAAGATTATCAGGTGCTTTATCAAACTATAAAGGTATAAAAGTATGTACTAGTATTGTTTTTGATTATAATAACAATGCATATTGTATTATTAATTGTATTGAATATGGTGAGGGAGGAAATATATCGACTTATAATCGTAGTGTTTTATTGCATATAGATCAAGATTGTAACATAAAAAGCACTATAGATTTAGAAGGTACAGCTGCTACGCACGCCTGTGTAGATAAATCTAGTAATGTATGGTATATTTCAGATAAGCGTAATATTGGTTACTTGAATATCAAGACATTAGAAAATAAATTATGGCACCTTGAACCGAACGGCACACTTAAAAAGGTATCTAAATTATATAGTAGTGTTGAAATCACTAATGAAGACATTACAGGTCTTACAATTGACGCTTTTGAAAGATTATGGGTTGTAGATTCAAAGTATAATAAAACAGTGTGCTTTTATGCTAATATAACATTAATAGAAAGTAGTCAAATAGGTAATGTTACTAATGTAAAAATATACCCTAATTCTACTCACGGTCAGTTTATTGCAGCTGATAATGTTGTATCTATTAACAGCAATCCCGAACGTAAAAGTTTATATGCTTTAGGTGATTTTACAGGTAATAAGTGGTATCAAAAATATGCAAAAACTTTTCCTGAATATACACTAGCTGGTGAGACTAATGTGTTTGAAGTTAAAAGTTTATTTACTTCAGATTATGAATTGCGTAGAAAGAACGAATCGTTTGATATGACTGCGCATTTATTCAGTTTATTACAACCTGATCACATGCAAGAGTGGCAAGCATTGAAGTCATTAATATTTGAAAATGTTGTAAATACTGATGAAGTTAACGTAAACGGTACATATCGTCAAAGTGTTATATGTAGTGTATATAATTCTCTTTCGTTTATCATACAGCATAATCTCAATCTTGAGAAACCAACCATACAGATTGTAAGTTCAGAAGACAACTCACTAATTGATAGTAAGAATTATCAAATAATATATCTTAATGATAGTTCGTTTCAGATTATTTTTTCTACTAGTGTAATACCCGATGAGTATAGTGAGTTGTCATGTGATATAAAAGTTTTTAACAACACACTCACTAATGTAGATAGTACTCATGATAATGTTGGTGTTAAAGTGTATGAAAAAATTGCAAATTTTTTAGAAAATAATGCAGATATCAATACATGCTCATTACAGCAATTACGATCTTTTGCTGCGATGTTGGGAGTAGACTTTAATACGTTTTTTAGTGATAGCTTGACTGAAATACAGAGATTTATTGATATAGCTTCTGTACCGTATGATAGATTATGGGGACATGCAATTAATGCAGTTGATGAAGATTATGACTATACTACAACAATTGGTAACGGATCTGATAGAATATTTACTATCACACATGATATAAGAAATCATGAGATAGATGTTAAAGCGTACGTATCTGAAGATGCATCCTGTTATTTAGTGTTGAAGCATTTTACAACTGATTCTCTTGTTAAATATTTTAAAAATGTTCGTAGTATGCGAGTACCACACAACTTTACTACATCTCAGATAAAAGTTAAAGCGTATTGTGATGGCAAATTAATAGCGGGCGTAAAAGCTAATTTTAAAGAGAAAAACGCAGTAAATATAACTTTACCTGAAAAGTTAAACATTTTAAATAAACCTATTAAAGTTGTATTAGAGACAATTGCCAACGAAAAAGAAATTATTGATTTAATACGTACAACTCATAATTTTTCTCGTCAACGCGCGTTAAGTTATATATACAGTTCTGAACGTGTTACAGATATATATCTCACTGAAAGACAAGCAAATAAATTAAAAAGTCAATTAGAAGGTTTAGGTGTAGATGTTGTTATTAAAGTAGCAGGGGTAGTTCAGTCTTCATTATGTGTAGAGGTTGAGGTTGTATACAGTATAATAGATGATAATAATATACAAGTCTATTTTAAAGATTTTATACCTTCATTAAATGGTTGTAAAGTTGTAGTCTCCCCGAAGACATTAACAAGCGCAGACAATATTAGTGAAGGTGAATTTTTAGGCATTAAAGATATGCTAACAAATAAACGTTACGCAATTAGTGTTCCTCCGTATATAACTACAGACAAACAAGGCAAAAATCAAAAATCATCTACATACTTAGTGCAGAACTTAATATTTAACGGATCACAGTTAGGTAGTAGATTTCAAGATAATTATACTGTTTATAAACTAAAACGTTCTACACAATCTCGAGAAAAACGCTACAACAATTTAATTGATTGGGAGTCTAGACATACAGGTCTAGATAAGAGCGTTACTCGAGAGCAGTGGAGCGATTCAAGTGATAGTATAGTAGATAGAGTGTTTAATATGTTACTGACGCGATATTTATGTTTATCTAAACAAATTAGTAAATAAATATCCTTAGTGAGCAAGCAACGTAGTAGCCCTATAATAGATTTTGCAAGACCTGTACAGAGAGAGTTAAACAGTACAGATAGAAATACCCCATTAACTTTTAGTGCATGGTTGGAGTCTAACGGTGGTATTGTTCCGTCAAAAGAGATAGAGTTATATACTACATACTTAACAACGTGGTTTAGTAGAACAGGTACACAGGAAGATCTTAATGTTACAAATCTTCGCAAACAGTTAATTGCTTTTTTAGTACAAATACAGCACTTCTTCTCAAAAGAAGAAGTCATAAATTGGTATAATAATATAGATCTTACAAGTGAACGAGATATTTTAATTTCTATACCATTTTTTGCTGAGAAACTAAAAGAAATATCTTTATACAGTCAACAGAAACGTGTAGAGTTACAAACGACTAAATTAAAATATAATCTTGTTGGTACAGATTTTAGTATTACAAAAGAGCTTACTAATAAAGTAACAGATCTTTTTACAAAAAAATCATACCAGTCAAGTATAACAATTGATAAATCTCTGTGGGGATCTCTCCCTGACTTATCCTCAATACAGGATGACTTAAATATTAAATTAGTTGAGTTGTACGATACAACTAATTATTTTGATACAAAAAATGATGACTTAAATGTTAGTGCCAATAACAATGCATATACGACTGCAGTACAGTATCTGTCAGGTCGTGGGCTTGAGTTAGCAGAAGCTTTAAGAATGTATAAGTCTAGTGTGACTTTAGCACAATCTATAGACCCACAATTAAATGTAGACATACAATTATATCTAGCAGATCTTATTAATAATATTGTATCTCTAGATAAGCAAGTAATTTCTGTTAATTCGGGTGATAGCGGTATAGTGGTAGATACTTTTAATATACCCTTACTAAGTGGTAGATCTTTCTTTTATTGGCCATCAGGTGCATTTACAGATTCTAACTCAAAGCAGTATTACCCTTACAGTTTATCAGCATCTCCGTTTCATACGCGCGGTATAGCAAGTGAAAGTCTTGAAGGAGCTGATACCATTTTTGTTAAAGACTATACAGGTACAAAAGCTGCATGGCTATCACTCACACCATTTGCTACATCAGTTTCTACGATGAAAGTAGATTGTCTGCGTGGAGATTTGCTGTTTAAATATCCATACCCTGGTTATGGATTGAGTGCTGAGGATGTTACGTGGACAGGTAGATCTTTAAGTTCACAGAAAAGTTTTGTCTTTTTAACAGATGAACAAAAAAGCTCAGTAGAGAAAAGCTATTGGTCTTATACAGATGCAGCTACTTTATCTTCAAGACCTTTACATATCAATTCTAGTAAGTTAACAACTATGTTAACACCAAGTCTAGAGTATAAGACGTCAGATACTGTTAAAACGTGGAACACGTTACCCACTATAAGTGACAGCTCTTTATCAGGTATTCCTAATGAAGCTTGGTTGTTTAAGTTTCAGGATGCAATTGTACCTGTTAGACAAAGCAATGATAATTTATACTTATGGCCTTACTCTACAGTATTATCTGCTGATTTGCTAGATACAAATATACCTATCGCTACTCGTGAGACATGTGAGCCAACATCTTTATCTACGGTAGTTTATCCAGGTATGGTTGCTGGTGAAACACCGCAAACAGCTGATAAGATTTATAAAGTAAGCAATTTTAGAATGCCTACTCAGTCTATAATTGGCGCTGCTTGGCTGAGTGGAGAGTCTGTGAGTTCTGTAGATGTTGAATATATACAACAGCCAGGGTTTAGTCTTAGAGTAGATCCTAATGAGTAT